ACGGTTTATTTCTTATCGACGACACAAAAGACGCCGACGCGACAAATAAGCACGAAAACGGCAAATCGGTTAATAAATGGCTAACAACCGACCAATTTAAAAAGGTTAAAGAAATGGCCCCGGATATGATTGCAAAATATTTGCAAAAATATGACGGCGTGACCTTGCAAAAGGACGGCATTATTTACGCAATGAAATCAGAATTTAAAAACGAACTTAAAAATTTATTATAAAATGGGACAATCTAAAAATTTATATATAGCGCATCGAGAGGAAAAGCTTGCGACAATGAACCGAAAAGATTTATCGAACGAGGCGGAACAATACGCAATGCTTTTAATGGAGAACAAACAACCGGAGGAAGTGCTTGCGCAGACGCTGAGAGTTGAAACTTTTGTAACTTCATTAAACAAAAGCTTAAAAGCTGAAATAACCGAAGCCGTAAGTTTTGGCGGTGTTGAATATTCAGAAGGCCAAAGAACCGTTTTAAACTTTAAGGAGGATCCTCTTTATTTGGATTTATACAATGAGTTAAAAAGCCGCGAGGATTTACTCAAGGCGCGCGCTAAATTAATGAAGCCAATATTTGACGAAAACGGCGAAGAGGTGCCGCTTGTTAGCTCAAAAACGTCATCATTTATAAAATCGGTTATCAAATGAAAAGGTTTCATTATATAGATAAAAATGAAGAAGAGCAACTCGATTTAATTGAATTATTTAATTTTGCTTTAGATTATAAATATACTTACGATCAAATTATTTGTATTTTATCAATTTTAACGAAGCATATAAAAATAAAAGAAAAATGATAACAGTAAATAGTTTAAGCGGCGGAAAAACTTCGTCTTTTATGGCCGAAAAATACCCGGCCGATTTTAATGTTTTTGCCCTTGTTACGATTGAAGCGGAATATTGTAAACCAAAAGACAAAAGTTTAATAAATTACATAAGCAATAAATTAAACAAGGATTTTATTGCAACGGTGGAAAGCGATAAAACCCTTTTTGTTGTTCGCGATTTAGAACAAAAAATCGGGAAAAATATCGATTGGGTTGCCGGCGATACATTTGAAAAAGTGATTCAGTATAAAAAAGCTTTACCTAATCAAATGTGGAGGTTTTGCACGACAAAAATGAAAATGCAACCAATTTTTGATTTTTGTCAACAAAATATTAAGGAGGTTGTCGACATGAGGGTGGGGTTTAGATATGACGAAAAGGAAAGAGCCGAAAGAAATAAAACAAATACAACATTTAAAACGGTTGTCGGTAAATCAAAAAACGGCCGTAATATTTGGAAAGAGATATACTGGCGAGAATTAAGTTTTCCCTTAGTCAAAAGTAGGGTTTCTCATTTGGAAGTATATAATTGGTCTAAAAAAAGCGGTTTGATATTTCCGGAAGATAGTAATTGCGTTGGTTGCTTCCATAAACCAATACAACAACTTAGAAAAAATTGGGACGACGAACCGTTAAAAATGCAATGGTTTCAGGATATGGAAAAATTAACAAATCGAACGTTTAAGAACGGCGCTAAATATGAAAATATTAAAAAATTAGGTTTACAAAAAAACTTTTTTTTCGGAACCGGATCGGGTTGTTCAAGCGGTTTTTGTACTGATTAAAATAAATAAAATGAATAAGGAAATTATAGGAATGAAAATAAGGGAAGGCCGGAAACGTTTCGGATGGACTCAATCGCAGCTAGCAAAAGAAACCGGGACAACCTTGCAAACTATTAACACAATCGAAAAAGGGAAAGCAAATACAACGATTGAATTGTTATTAAAAATTGAGGAGGTCCTGATTTTAGAAATATTTAAGTAATAAAACGCAACACATTGAAACGTTTCTTTATACCCTTTATGCGTTTTAAAATATTTTTTTACAAAAAAAGTAAAAATTTCCGAAAAAATGCGTCCAATGTGTTGCGATGCTAAAAAAAGCCAGTAACGCCAACGGTTTAGACCGCAACACATTGAAAAAATAAAGTGTTGCGATTAGCTGCAAAAGTGTTGCGATTTGATAAATTAACCAAAAAACGATAAATAAATGATGAAAAATAAAAAAATTACCGTCTTTAAGGATTTGTATAAAACAAAAGACGTACCTTATATTGTTACATTAGAAAAAATACTTGAGCGCATTAAAAACGGCAACGATAAGGTGCTGATCAACCAAATAAGAAAAGCCAAAAGCAAAGAGGAAAAAAATAAATTAAAGACTAAACTCCCGGCTATTTTATTTCAGGGCGAGTTTTCGCACCGCGCAATTATTGGATTGGTCAATTCTTCGGGCCTTATGATTTTAGACTTTGACGACATAACCGAGGAAAAGGAGCTGAAAAATACATTTGAAACGCTTAAAGAAAACCCTTTTATTGTATCGGTTTTTTTAAGCCCCTCCGGAAATGGTTTAAAAGCAATCGTTCAAATTGACGAAAATGATTCCGCAAACTATTCCCATATTTTTAAGGCATTTAAAAAAGAATATAATTACAAATATTTTGATATTTCAACTTCTGACCTTTCGCGGGTTTGTTTTTCGTCTTACGATCCTGATATATATATTAATTACGACGCTAAAATATATAAGCCCTTAATTATTGATGAAGGTTTTGAGGTAGTAAACAAGGAACCAATACTTCCAATATACGACGAGGATATTATTGCCAGTAAAATAATGAATTTTAAATTTACTAAATCGTTTATTGAGGGCGAAAGGAATGCCTTTCTTTTTGACGTTGCCGGGTTGTTTTGCGAATATGGTATTTGTCAAAGTTACGCGATAGGTTATATTTTAAACAACGTCGTAATCGGAGAATTTTCAACCCGAGAAGCTGAACACGCAATAAAAAGCGCATATAAAAAGCGGGATTTTAATATAAAGTTTTTTGAAAATAACCAAATAATAAAAGCCGTAAAGAAGGACATAAGCAAGGGCAAAAATATTGTTACAAAAAAATACAATATTGAAGAGGAAGTTTTTAACAAAATAAGCGAAAATTTGGAATTGGTTGATTTTTGGACTATTAAAGAGGACAAGCAAGGCAACGAAAAGGTTTCAATAAACCCGGCAAAATTCAAGCTATTTCTTGAAATGAACGGATTTAAAAAGTATTTTCCAAATGATACCTTAAAGCCAATATTCGTATTAATACATTCAAACAAGGTAAGGGAAACGTCTATTGAGAAAATAAAGGATTTTGTTTTAAACTACCTTTTTGAGAAAGGCGAAACAACCGTTTGGAATTTTTGCGCGGCAAATTTTAAGATATTTCAAGAAAATTTTCTTTCCATGTTAGACAGTATCGATTTACTCATGCTCAAGGATCAAAGAAACAAATCGTTTATTTCATTCGAAAACGGTATTTTGGAGGTTACAAAAGACCGCATAAAATTAGTCGATTATTTAGACGTCAACGGTTACGTTTGGGAAAATCAAATAATAAGGCGAAAATTTGAACCTTTAAAAGAGGTCGAAAATGATTATAAAAAATTTATAAATAACATTTCTAACAATAAACCGCTTCCGCTTGAGTGCTGCGTTGGTTATTTGTTGAGCAATTATAAGAATAAAACCGACAATACCTCCATTATATTAAACGACGAAGTTATTTCAGATAATCCTGAAGGCGGAACCGGGAAGGGTTTATTTGTGCAAGGGTTAAAACAAATAAGAAATATTTCGATTTTAGACGGCAAAGCATTCGACGATAAAAAAAGTTTTGCATTTCAAACGGTCCGGCAAGAAACGAATATTTTGGTATTTGACGACGTGAAGAAAAATTTTAACTTTGAAAATATATTTTCTTTAGTAACCGAAGGCATAACTTTGGAGCGTAAAAATAAAGACGCTCTAAAATTAACCGTTGAGGATTCGCCTAAAATATTAATTTCGACTAATTACGCGATAAAGGGCGCCGGTTGGTCCAACGATCGAAGAAGGCACGAAATCGAGTTTTGTCAGTTTTACGGCCGTAATTTAACGCCGTTCGATGAATTTGGCCGTCAATTATTCGACGACTGGAGCGAAAAGGATTTTCAAAAATTTGATAATTACATGATTTCTTGCATTCAAAAATATTTAAATAATGGCTTATTGACTCAGGAGGCGACAAATACGAAGCTGCGTAAATTAATAGCTGAGTCGTCGATGGAATTTATTGAGTTTATGAAGGACAAAGATAATTTCGTACTTAACGAAAGGCATAACAAAAAGCAAGTTTTCGACGCTTTTGTTGAGGAATATAATGATTTTAAAAAATGGCTAACAAGGAAAAAATTCAATATTTGGGTTAAAAAATACGCCGATTATAATGAGCTTAAATTTGACGAAGGGAATACTTCCGGGAACCGTTGGTTTATTTTAGAGTCAAATGAAGACGAAATTATTGAAGAAACCGAAACACCGTTTTAAATGAATTATTGTATATATAAAAATAGGGAATTATCAGTTTCTCAATATTTAGATTATGAGCTAAACCTTGAAAGGCCAAAAGTTTATTGCAACAACGGCGAAAAGCTTGTTTTTGTCAGCAAAGCAATAAATAATAAAAAGGCACATTTTAGATATAAAAACGTTCCGGAATGGTATTCTTTAAAATACGGCCATAAAGGAGAAAGCGAAAAGCATTTGATAATTAAAGAACATTTGTATAAGCTTTTAAAAGCGCATAATTACGCGCCGGTAATGGAGCAACAAATTGAAAATTTGCGTCCTGATATACTTGAAGAGGATCGTAAAATGGCTTACGAAATTGTTACTTCGTCAATTACTGACAAGGAAATTATTGATAAAACGAATAAATATAAGGAAATGGGGCTAATTGTGTTTTGGTATTTCCACGAAAAAAGAAAACATTTCGCCCATTTAATGGAAAAAATGCCGGGATATTTGTTTTTATTGGATTTCTCAAAGGATCGAAAAGAATATTTAAAATTTTATAATCAAAAAAACTATATTAAAATATGAACAAAGAAAACAAAAAACGATACATTGCACTCAAGGAAAAAATTGACCGTATAAAATACCCTAACGTTCCCTATCCGGTGCCGCCTTTAACGCATGAAAGAGGGGCAAACGATTTAACTAAGCTAATTAAAAACTTTCTAAACTGGCAAGGATGGCAAGCGGAGCGCATTAATACTATGGGCCGAATGGTTGGAAAGAAACAAATAAAAACGGACGTCGTCGGACTTCCTCAAGTTGTCGGAAGCCAAAAATATATAAAGGGAACGGGAACGAAAGGATCCGCCGACATAAGCGCAACAATAAAAGGGCGAAGCGTTAAAATCGAGGTTAAATACGGTAAGGACCGCCAAAGCGATGAACAAAAAGAATATCAAAAGCACATTGAAAGCGCCGGAGGTATATATTACATTGCGCGCACATTCGACGAATTTATTGAATTTTACGACAAAATAATTAAAACCTTTTAACATGACAAATACAATTCAAATAATATTTATTTTACTATTAATTTTTACTTCGGCTTTTTTTGGTTGTTGGTCCTTGCTTGCTTCCATATTAATAGCTATAACAATATTTTTAATATTTAACAATGAACAAAATGAAGGATAAACTTATAATAAAATTAGCGGACCTAAAAGGCCAAATTTCAACAATTGAGCAAAAAATTAAAATTGATCAGGAAGGAAAAAACGTCATATTTTGTAAAAATGTATTTCCCGAAATGCTCAAATATATCGAGGAAAACTATAATTTAAACGCTAATAAGATAATCGGCCGAAGCCGCAAAATGAAGATCAAAACAATAAGGAATTTTTTGATTTTGGCAATACTGGAAAATGACCGGTTTTATATTACCTTAAAAAATTTAGGTATTTTATTTAACTTTCGGGACCATACGACAATATTAAACGCTAAACAATCGGCGTTAAATTTTATCACAACGGACGAGGGCGACCTTTATGAATACAATCTTATCCTTAAATATTTAGATAAACTTTATGATCAATATAATTTTTAATGAATAATTCAAATAAAATCACTATATTAGTAAAATATTTTTTAATCAAAATTTAACAAGATGGCCAAAATTTTAAATGTTTCCGTTAATGTTGAGAAAATCAACAAAGCGAAGTTAATTAAAGGAAAAAAAGGAACTTATTTATCGCTAAATATTGCGATAAATGACGAAAAGGACCAATTCGAAAACGATTGTTCGGTTTGGGAAAACCAGTCAAAGGAGGAAAGGGACGCAAAAGCCGAGAAAAATTATTTAGGGAACGGAAAAATAATTTGGAGCAACGATCCTGAAAGCTCAAAAGCTCAAGAAATGGAGGAAGAAACGGACCTCCCTTTTTAAAATATTAGTTTTGTTTTGCCCGGTTGTCAGAAATGGCGCCGGGTTTTTAAATTATAGACATGACAAAAGAGGAAATAAAGGACAAAATCGATATTCGCAAGGTTTGGATTGAACAATTGGAAGTAAAAAAATCAATTTGGGAGTCTGAAATTAAGGAGTTTATTGATATACTTAATAAACAAAATGAAAGAGTTAACAATAACAAATGAAGACAACATGGCACTAATGGCAAGGTATGAAGATAATTACTTTGACCTTGCAATAGTAGATCCTCCTTATGGGATAGGGCAAGATGGACACTTTCAAGAAAATAAAAACGGATGGAAAGATTACGAGTTTAAAAATTGGGATAACGAAACACCAAAAGATGAATATTTTATTCAACTTTTTAGAGTAAGTAAAAAGCAAATTATATGGGGTGGCAACTATTTCAAATTTCTTTGGAATTACTCGAATAGTTTTTTAATCTGGAATAAAATGCAAAGAAATTTCACTTTAGCAGATGGCGAGTTAGCTTGGTATTCTGAAACAAAAAAAGCGATGCGAACTTTTGATTTTAGTAGAGGTGGTGCTTTAGCTGATAATAACAAAAATGGCGGAAGATTCCACCCAACTCAAAAACCTGTTAAACTATACGAATGGCTTTTAATGAATTACGCTAAAGAAGGAGATAAAATACTTGATACTCATTTAGGAAGTGGAAGTATAGCCATAGCCATAGACAACGTAAACAAGATTGATAAAATGAATTTAACTTTAACTGCTTGTGAATTAGATAAAGAGTATTTTAATAAGTCAATGGAAAGAATTAAAACACAAACTGCACAACAAACCTTATTTTAATAAATAAATATCTATAAAGGGTGAATAATAGAATAAAATATTTAACTTTGTCGGTATTTTTCTTTATACTACAAAGATTTACAAACGAAATGCAAACGAATGGCCGGAGGATATAAAGCAATTAACAAGCACCCAAACGCGGGAAGCAACAATTTCAAGAACAACCCGCAAAACATCAATCAAAAAGGCGCCCCAAAGGGTAAAAGGGTTTCAACAATCATTAAGGAAATACTTGAAAGGGGCGATTTATCTTCAATTAGGGAGGACCTGAAAGACATTGACGACGGAAAAAAAGCCCTTGCAATTGAATTGTTAACGATTGCCTTTAGTAATTCCGACGAAATTAAGACTTCCGACAAATTAAACGCCATTAAGGAGGTCCTTGATCGTACCGACGGCAAAGCAACGCAAACGGTTGAAACAAACGTAACAGTCAAAGCGCCGCCAATATTTGGCCAAAACGGACTAAGGAAATAAATGTCGTTTAACTATATACCAGTAACAAATACTATAAAATTGAACGATTTCTTTCAGGAAGCTGCAAAGGAACCGCTTTTAATCATTCAAGGGAGTCAAGGGGCCTCTAAAACGGTATCGATTTTAATGTTAATTATTGACGCATTCCGGGAAAATCCGAGCTTAGAAATAACAATAGCGTCCGCCGAAAAGACTAAATTAATGGACACCGCTTTTCAGGACCTCAAAAAGATTTGCGTTGATTGGAATATTTGGGATTTTTTCAAATGGAATGATAATAAAAGTAAATTAACCGACAAAAATTCCCTTTCGGGCTTCATTGAGTTTATAGGATTGGATAAGGAGGACCTCGGAAAAGGTCGCCGTAGGGATATAATTTATATTAATGAGGTCAACAAGGTCAAACAAAAAAAGACTTTCGACATATCCCAAAGGGCTAAAAAGGTAATTGTTGATTTTAATGCCGATAAACGTTTTTATATTCACGAGCTAATCAACGAAAAAAACTTTATACAAGTGACCTTTGAAGGCAATGAAAAGATAAGCCCGGAGGAAAAACGCAATATATTGAGCTATAAAGAGCGCGGATATAACCCGGACGGAACTATAAAGTCGGAGTTTTACGCGAATAAATGGCGCGTTTATGGCCTCGGAGAGATTGGAGGCGTTGAGGGACGTATATATTATTGGAAAAGATGTACAAAAGAAGAGTATTTTAATATCGATACCGACGAAATTATTGGCGTTGATTGGGGGAAGGTGGATCCTTTTGCAATTGTAGGCGTGAAATATTACGACGGCCAATTATTTATACATGAATACAACTATTTTAGTGAAAATCAACTTCAAACGCGCATAGGGACCAACGCAATAAACGGCGAAACCGGATCAATTCCGGTTTATATGTTTAAAAAATTAGACATAAATCAAAACTTAACAGTTATTTGCGACAATAATAGACCGTTAAAGATTCGAGCGCTCAGGGCGGCCGGTTGGGAAAATACGACCGCAATAGGTAACAAGGTTAAAATTATTGAGCGCATTTCCATGATGCAAGAAATCGAGGTTTTTTATACTGAAACATCCGAGAACGTAGAAATTGAACAATTCGATAGTTGCTGGCGAAAAGACCGGTCGGGGAATGCACTCGAAGAGCGCGAGGACCTAAACAATCATACATTGGACGCGATTGAATATGTCGTTTTATACTTAAAATCAATAGGAAAATTTTAACAAAACTTACAAATATATGAAAATTAAAGAAATTCGTTGTCCTCGAAATCGTGAAAATAAGGTTTGCAATCAAAAATTGTTAGAATATGAGGGTAATTTGAACGACTCGATTGTTTATCCTTATTGTAGAAAATGCAAAAAATCGATAAAACTTGTTAACGAAAGAGTAGAATTATAAAAATTTTATTTATATTTGCTCGAAATCGAGCTTTTTAAAAGCCATAATTTCAATAAATGGCTTTAACTTTCTTACAAAAATTGAATATTTTCGGACGCTATAAAGTTGAGCAACCGATTAACGTCTTAACGACGGCCCAATATACACAACGAAATAAGAAACTTTTAAAAAAGGATTTTGTTGAATGGTATAAAACCAATCCTTTCGTCTTTTGGGCTATTCAAGAAAGGGCTAAAGCCGTTTCAAATGTTAAATTTTACTTCAAAGAAAATGGGGAATTATCTCAGAATGATATAACGGAGAAACTAAACCACCCGAATAAATACCAATCGCAACAAAATTTTTTAATTCAGGACCTAACTTTTCAATCGATTTTTGGCACGTCTTACTGGTACGTTAACAAATTAATCGATTCCCGGGGCTTTGCGGATCCGACAACCGACATTTTAAACATAAGCGCGGACAAACTTATTTTTTTAAATAAGCAAGGGCAATTATATGACGGCGATTATATCGCGGAAATGATTAAGAAGGATCCTGACCAAATTATTGTTAAATATATCGTTGATGAGGTAACTCGGGAAGTAAAAGAATTAAACGTTGCGGAATTGCTTCCGTATTTTGATACGTCAACTTTCACAAATCCTTATTTTTCACAATCAAGACTTGAGTCTTTGCAGTACATTGTTTCCAATTCTCAAGCTGCACTTGAAGCGCAAAATACATTTTTAAGCAATCCGGGAGGAATCGGGGCTTGGGTTTCGCGTAAAAAAGATGCAATCGGTTCGGCAATGTTAACCGAAAGGGAACGCAAAGAAATGGAGCAAGGGCAACAAAACGACTACGGCACGTTGTCAGGCCAAAGAAATATACAAATTATAGGAACGGACGTCGATTATATTTCTACAATCCCGAAAGTAAGCGATTTAAAGCTTAACGATACATTAATAAACGCCGGATTGACAATTTTCGGGTTGTTCGGATTGCCTAAAGAAGCGTTTTCCGCTTTGGCTTCAGGATCGACATTTGAAAATCAAAAAGAAGCTTACAAAGCATTTATCGAAAGCGAGGCGCAAAACCTTATCGACGACCGAACAAACAGTTTAAACAAGTATTTAGGATATACCGACGGAAAAATTGTCGGTTCGTTTTCTCATTTGGCGGTAATGCAAGAAGATGAAGAGCGCAAACAACGCATAAAAAAGGACGAAATAAGTATTTATTCGGACCTTTTAAGGTCAAATATAATCGATTCGACGGAGTTTCGGGGCTTAGTTTCTGAAATGATTGGCCTCGAAGAACGCGAGCTTGTTTCACAAAGCAACGATTCAGACATAAAAAGCCTATTATTTGACGCTTCGCTTAATTTGCGGGGGACCGTTGGAGGCGTTCAGGGTATTATATTGGTCAATCAAAGCGTTGCAAGGGGCGAAATAAGCCGGGACAATGGAATTAATTTGTTGGTTGAGGTTTACCAATATGACCGGGAAATTGCTGAAAGTTTGATAACAACGGCGCAAGGGCCGGCGGAATAAATTTAAAAACATGGAATTAGAGCTTAAAAAATTAGAACTATTAACAAAAAGGGAAGATATAAAGGACGAAATTAAGGCGTCTATATTGAAAAGAATTGAAACCCTAAAGGCGAAAACGGAGGTAAAAAAATGATAATTGCAAAAGAATTTCCAAATAAAGAATTTGCAACAAAAGCGGAACTATTTGAAGCATTAAGGACTAATAAAAAGACTTTAATCGCTCAAAAAAAGCTTATTACTAAGCAAGGCGACGCGATAAAACAAATTTTACCAACGGCAAACGCTGACAAAAAAGCAAATAAAGCGCTAACAATAGAGGACAAAAACGTTAATAAAATTAACGCTCAATTAGTTATTAATACGACCGGCTTAATGGATTCGCACGGCGACGTACATATTGCGGGGATATGGAACAAAACAATAAAAGAAAACCGCGGAATGTTGCTACTTCAGGAGCATGAAATGACATTTGACAAAATTATAAGCGACAAAGTAACGCCAAAAGCGCAAACGTTTGACTGGCATGAGCTTGGATTTGACTATAAAGGGCAAACGGAGGCTTTAGTTTTTGACGCGGAAATTGAAAAAAATCGAAATACTTTCATGTTCAACCAATACGTAAAAGGATATGTAAAAGAACATTCCGTTGGTATGAGATACGTAAAAATGGATTTGGCTATAAATTCAGAATCAGAAGAGGACAAAAGCGAAAAAATTGTTTGGGATAAATATATAAATACCGTCGCAAACAAAGAAGAGGCCGAAAATCAGGGCTATTTTTGGGCTATTCAAGAAGCCAAAGCAATCGAAGGAAGCGCCGTTGTGAAAGGATCAAACCACGCAACGCCAACCATAAACATTGAAGCCGCGAAAAGCACTTCAGAAAAAAACGAGCCGTCCCCGGACACTCAAAAGAAATTATTTTATCAATCATTATTTAAAAATTAGAAAAAAAAAGTTATGAAATTTAACGAATTTATCTTATCAAAAGGTTACAACGCCGAGCAATATGCCGGTTTAGAAGTAACTAAACAAGCGGAACTTCAATCGGAGTTTTTGTCTGAGGTTTCTAACAAATTAGAAACTAAAGCAAATAAAAACGATTTAGACGCTATTAACGCGAAAATCTCTAAAGCTACAACGCAAGAAGATTTGAAAAAAGCAACTGAAGAAATCGAAAGTTTAGCGCTAAAAGTTGCTAAAATTACGGAAAACGGCGGAAGCGGTTCAACTCGAAACACTTTCAAGAAAATCGTAGAAGAGCAAGTTAAAAGCAACAAAGGAAAAGACTTAAAAGATACAAGTCTTGAAGTTGTTGTTAAAGCGGATATTCTTTTTAACATTGCGGCAACTGCTGCGGGTGGAAATTTCCCATCAGACGACGCAAATGTTGACGCAAATATTTTGTTTGCAACTGCTATTGATTTGGGATTTGCTCAAAGATTATCGAGAGAAGCGACAATTTTAAATAAATTATCAGGAGCGACTCCTTTAATGGTAGGCGAAGCGTTGAAAGTTACGGTTCCTTATGACCAAACTGGCACGCCGATCAGAGTAACTGAGGCAAAAGGAAAGACAACTATCGCGGTAAAATTCCAAACGGAAAAGAAAGAAAGCGAGAAGTTACCTATTGTTTTTTACATATCTGAGGAATTTATGAATAGAGCAGATTATTTAGTTGCTGAAATTCAAAACTATATGCTTTTATTATTGACTGAAGTTTTGGAACAATTTGTTTTTGATTCTACAAGCGGTGTATTAAGCTATGCGCAAACGTTCACAACAATCGCGGGCTTAGAAATTACTGACGCTAACGAATACGACGCACTTAACGCGGTAGCGACTACAATGACCGACGCTAAGTTTATGCCTGACACCGTTGTAATGAATACGGTAGATGTTGCGAAAATGTTCGGAGCAAAAGGAACGGACGGACATTATTCTCTTGCAAATGGCGGTTCAATTAGAATGGTCGGAGAAACTAACCAATTAATGGTTGGAAATAAAATGTTGGACCTTATCGAAGTAGATAGCGACATTATCGCGGCGGGTACTTTCGCAATGTGCGATTGGCCGAAATTGCGTTTTGGTTTAGGCGATTTCGTTTCAAAAGCGAATCCTTATACTTTCATGCGTGATAATGTTGTTGAAAATGTAATTGAAGCACCGTTTGCGGTTATGTTACCGAGTAACTACGCGGGCGCGGTTATTTCTGACACATTTGCGAACGTAATAACTGATATTACACCGGCGTAATGACGAAAACAAAAGCAACCGCCAAAACTCAAGGAGCAAAAGCGGAAAGATCGAAAGGTAAAAAAGCCGAAACTCAGGAGCTTGTAAAATATGAGGGAAAACAAAAATTTGTAATTTCCAAAGATTTCGCAAGGTTTAAAAAGGGGGACGAGGTTGTTATTGTGTTCTTAAGAGCGCTAAAATGGAGAAGTAAAGGGATAATATAATGATATATATAACTCAACAATCTATGTTTGTAGGGGAGTTGGAAGTGATTCTTTCCGATAATTGCGCGCCCGATGAGCGACTTCAATATTTCATTGAGAAATATGAGCCGCAAATTTTGCGTAAAATTTTAGGTCAAAAGTTTTTCAACTCCTTGCAAACGGAATTAAATTCCGGCCTTACTGGCGAATGGGCGGTTCTTGTTAATGGAGGCAATTTTTTAATTGATGGGGTTACCTATCAATTTGAAGGCCTTAAAAACATAACCGCGGGCTTTATTTATTATTGGTATCACCGGGACAACGCTTATAATGTAGCGCAAACCGGCGGAACTTTACCAATGAGAACGGAAGCAACGAATAAAAGTATGGCGTTTAAACAGTTTACCGCATGGAATAAAGCGGTTGAATTAATAGATTGCGGGGATTATAGTCTTAAATCATTCCTTAAAAATTCAAGCTTAGAAGATTATGAGGTTAATTTGTACGGATTAAAAATAAAAGGTTTACAATGGCTTTAATAGTAGTCGATGAGGTTCAATATATAATTGACCAAATGAGAACGAAAGGGGAGGTCGAAATTGTTTCGGGCGCTCCGGTTGGATCCGTTCCTTGCGAGGTCGTTTATGATTGCGATGAATGTTTGAAAGCTTCCGATTTATCGGACGGCCTACACTCATGGTACAATAAAAGCCCTTTTTACTATTACGGCAATCGAAACGAAGTAAGAAATTTATTAGCGTTAAAGGACAAAAAAATAACCGGACGCGCGAAATATCCTTGCATCATTTTGGAACAACCCTTTACCGAGGTCCTGGAATATGGCCGAACAAATACAACGTTGCGTTTTCTTTTAGCTACAAAAACCGACGATTCAATGACTTACCAAAAAAGGTATGCGACAAATTTTAAAAATATTCTTTATCCTATGTTTGACGAATTTATTTCGGCAATGAAAAGGAGCGAAAATGTTTATACTCATGTTATAAAAAGTAAGACGGACGTCCCTTTTTATAGCGAGGAAGAAATTGTTGCAAATGATTTTTGGGACATTATTGACGTCAAAATTGAAATAAATTTTATTGAAAACTGTAAAAATAATAAATTATGTCTATAATAAAAGCCGACGGTTGCGCTTCAAGCAACCCAAATTCAAGCCGGTCAAACTGCTTGATCTCTCCAAAAGAAACTAAACGTTTGCTTTGGAGTCCTGATTTAAACTATCAATTATTGTTAAGCGTAATCGCTGACGAATCACTTTTTAAAGCGGAAATCGCTGCGGGAAAGGTTTTTGTAGGTCCTGAAATATACGACGTGCGAAATTCAACTATTAATGAGGCGCAAGTTGCTCAGGATAATAGCGGAAATTCTCAAGTTACGCGATTGACTTCAAACTTTGATATTGGTTTTGGTATCAAAATAGGTCAATGTATGCTAAGAAAGTTACAACCATGGAACGCGCGACAAGTGCAAGTTTGGGCGGTTGACGAAGTAAGCGGATTTGAGGGAAACCTTTCCGAAACTTCTACCGGCGTTGAATACTTGAAAGGAAACCTTTCACAATTGGTATTCCCTCCATCTATGCCAAGAAGAGTAAACAATAGTGATATTGTTTATCCTACTTTGAGATGGTTAGTTGACAAAGATATTATCGACCACGTTGAAACGGCGGGTTTTGATATTTCAAATATCGACGGAGTTGTTGACGTTGCGATAAGCGTGCCAAGTGCGGCCGGTGCATCGGTAACGGTTTCAATTACTGAAGGTTGCAACGGAACCGGAATTTTAGGTTTAGATACTGACCTTGAATTTTTGGATTCTTTAGCGGTTGTTCAAGTGCCAAGCTCAGTTTCTGACAACGGCGACGGAACTTATACGGCTGTTTTCTCTCCGGTTTTAAGTGCGGGAACGTATTCAGTAAACTTGGACGCGGTTACCGTTGAAGTTGCGGGATCTTCTGCAATTTACGGAGCTTTAGAAACACCTAAATCGTTCACAATTTCTTAATTATGATTTTCAAAGGAAGAAAGTTAAAAAAAGAGGAGTTTCGCGATAAACTGGCTAAACGCTTGGCAATGTCCCGAGGGCTTAGATGCTCGGAGGGCCATTATAAAAGAGCCGATTTTTTAATGAAAGAGGGCATTTATGACGAATACCTTTCGACATTTAAAAAAGAAAGCCCAAAAGCTAAGAAAAAAAGCGAGGAAAAGGGATAATTCAAATTTCGGCCGTCCTTTAAAAGACGGCCGTTTTTTTTTTAAAGTTATGATAAAAAAGAGTTGCGGTTGTAGGGGGACAAGTTTAACAAAAGAGAATTGGAACGATTTTCTTTTTTATGAGCTTACAGTTGCTAATAAATACCAAAAACGGCGCGTAATTGTGCGATATAACAACAATTTGACAACAATGAACGAGGGATTGGCTGAAAGTTTAGGATTAAAAATTTTAGGTTTGATAATTCCCGGAACGACAAACATAAATAATATTGAAATATATGAAGGACCATTTTAATAAACCGGAAATTTGCCCGGCCTATAATTTTTACAAAGCCGAGGAAAATATTAAATATTTATTGATTAATCAGGACCAAGAATTAAACCATATTGAAATATATGAGCTAAATAATACCTTAATAAATTTAAAGGAGTGGTTCAGTGAGCAATATAATGAGAAAGCTTATAAACAAAATTTAAGCGATTTAAAGAAAAAAATATTTTTGGAGCTTAAAATTATGGCATTAAGCGATATTTTAAAAACAATAAATTGCGTAAATACCGAGAAAATAAGTTTATTTTTGAATGAAAAAAACGTTGAAAAACTAAAAGAAAATTGTAAAAAATATAAGATTGCGTTTATAGATATTAAAAAAGACATGATTAACCAATTGGTGAGAAATATAAAAGGAATAAAAAACGACTATAATAGAACGTTAAATAAATTTGAAGATAGAAACGGAAATTTTAACTATATGAGGACGGCAATAAATGTGTTGCGAAATTTAGGGCTTCAACGCGATCCGATGAAAATAACCCTTGTTGAATGGTGTGAAATGATAAAATTAGCGGATGAACTTGCTTAAATTAAAAAATAATATTGCGGAACTGGCGGCAAATAAGGAAAAATTTGCGTTGGAGGTTGTGGACGACGAAGCTATTGAAATACTTCAAAATCGACTCGAAGAGGGAAAAGATTCAAAAGGCGGCTCATTTCCTGAATACGCGGACGAAACTATTGCAATAAAAAGGATTGAGGGCGGTTTTATTTCTTCGAGCGGGAATATAGCTTGGAAAGATACCGGGGGCTTTTATAACTCTATGTTTTTAAACAAACAAGAAAAATTTATTGAGATAGATAGTCAGGACTCTAACTATCCAAAAATTGCAGAAAGAGCGCCGGACGTTTTGGACGTTTCGGAGGAAGAGAACAAGGAAATATTTGAAAATAAAAGGGACGAATTAATTGAAGTTTTTCGAAAATTTTTATTAAATTAATTAATTATGGCGGGAGAAATAAAACCGATATTTAGCAAGGAAGCCGAGGCGCAACTTAATAAAATTAATAGCGAAATTTCGTTGATTTACGACAATGTTAAAGAATTGGATAAGATCAAACTCGATTTTAAAAGCTTCAAAGGTTATCAAAAAGCCGTTGAGGAACAAGAAAAATCGACGGAAAAATTAACCGCTTCGCAAAAAAAACTTGAAAAAGCTACCGAAAACTTATCGTTTGCCCAAAGTGAAGAGGGCAAAGAATTGGCACGTTTACGCCAGTTAACCAACCAACAAAACAAAGAAAACCGGGAAGCGGCAAAAGATGCGACAACGGCCGCGGATGGTTACGATCGATTAAGACTTGAATTAACAAAAGCCGAGAAAAAATATCGGGATTTAGCGTCAACTCAAGGCCTTGCAACGGCGGAAACTAAAAAAGCCCAACAAGAGGTTCAAGATTTAAGGCAAGCAATTGACGACATAAACGAACCAATCGGGCGTTTCAACGATAACGTCGGAAACTACGCGAGCGCAATTCCGGGATTTGACCGTTTAAACGGAGCGCTTTCAGGACTTGGAGTGAACTTGGACGGAATAGCGGCCGGGAGCGGAGGCGTTAAAAGCGCATTTGCAACCATTGGATCAGGTTTAGCGAGCGCAACGCGCGCCGGTTTGGCATTTATTGCGACTCCTATAGGGGCGGCAATTGCTGCACTTGTTGCGGTTGGAATTGCAACAAAGGCGTTTTTTGATTTCAACATTAAAATCGGG